CATACAGGTGTGGCCGCTAATGGTCAGATTGACGCGGTGTAGCAGGGTAATTACTTGCGCAATGGCGGTCATGGCCGCGCTGTTGTCCGGCGCGCCCTCAGCCGGCTGGGCGTCGTAGCAGGTGAAACGATAGGTGAATCGCTGCCAGACCGTGCCGCCCAACATCTCTTGCGTCACGGGGTCGCCCATGATCCGATATGTTATGAACGGGCGCGCCGCATTGACCGAAGCGGGAAAAGGCTCAGAGGCGCTAATCAGCGCGCTAAGCGTGGTGTCGGCGTCCAGGATTGTGCAGAATGCCGTCTCTAAAGCGGTGGTAATCGCCATTACAACCTCATAGCGCGACGCAGGTCGCTCTCAAAGTCATCGCGCGTCGCGGCCAGTGCCGGACGCAGGAACGGACGTGGGGCCACCCGGCCCTTGCGCGGCGCAACCCATACGCCCATGATCTCGGCCATATCGAGAATGCCGCCGCTATCCATCTCGTTCTCGGCCCCTTCCAGAATGGCCGCATATTCTGCGTTGTAGCCGATCAACCATTGATGCGGCTCCGTGGCGGGCGTTGCCCAACTGGAGTTTCTTAGGTTGCCCGTGTCTACGGCGGGCGGTTCTCCAGGGGCCGAGGCCTGGTGATAGCGCCCCTTGCCAACGCGATAGATGCGCCCGTGCTTGGCCCCTTCCATGCTGGCATTGGCTTTGTTGAGAACGCGCCAGGCAGTTTTCCCAACCACCGCATCTATGCGCGTGAGCGTCGCCGCAGTAAGCGGGCCAAACAGGTTGAATACAAGGTCGAGGCGCGTAGTGATCATTCGTTCACCCGCACGCCCACGGCGCGCACGGCAGTCATCCAGGCGTCACTCTCCAGCAATCCAATCACTTCATAGCGCTCGCCCGCGTAAACCAGATGGTCGGTAGTGCGCACATCGGTGCCATAAGGCAATACGAAAATGAATTGGGGCACATCGCCATATGCACCGCCCACAATACGTTGCCATGCCTGTGTCGCCACTCGCACTGCACAGGCATAAGTGCCCACCGTCGTGGGCGTGCCTGGGGCCTTGGCATTGTTGCCGGTTACTGTCCAGGTCGGACGCTTGAGGGTGCATGTGTCTGGCAGCGCTGCTGTCTGTACGGCGCGCATGGCGTCCAGGTCGGCGGCAGTGAGCGTCATCAGTCGTCTTCCTCTGGCAGGTTGCCAATCCAGGCAGTGTTGTTCGCCGCGTTCTCTTCGGGCCACTGGATGAGCGTCATGGTCTTGGGGGTACGGCGGCTGCGGTAGTAGCGCGCGCGAGCCTGGGCGTGCGCGAATGCCTGAGAGCGGTTAAATGACCGCCCCTCGGCGCTAAAGTCAAAGCCCGCCGATAGGCCCGCGGCAATCTCGTCCCACACGTCAGCCGCCGCCGCGTTCAGATCATAGGTTGCGATCCAGTCCTCGTTGGTATCCTGTGTGGGCGGCGAGGTCGTGGTGTCCCACGCATACGGCGGCTCGCCGCGCTCGTCCAACAGCGGATATGCCTCAATATAGTCGTCCAACACGTCGTTTGTGTACGTCGCGTCGGTAAGGGCCAATCCGCACATGCGCCGCAGTTTCGCTCGTTGAGCCGCCGTCGCTGCCATGTATCGCTCCTAGTTGACGCGGATATACTGCACGAACAGCCGACCAGCAAAGCCCACGCTGGACGCGCTACCCGTAGCCGTGATGTATTCCGTCGCGCCCCACACCTGCGCCTCGCCCTTCGCGGCCAGCGCGGTCATGCCGTGATAGGCCTTGCCGGTGATCGAGCCGTTGATAGCCAGGGCATTGATCAGATCGGTATCGCTGGTTGTTGCGGCGGCGGCAATGCCCACGCTGATGTTGGCCGAGCCGGTGGACGGCGTGTCTACATACAGTTTCACATCCTGGATGATGACGGGCACGCCTTCGGGATTCAGGACGCCCGCAATCTCACCACCCGCATACAGCAGCGCACCCGTCAGCGGAATCTCCAAACAGCCGCTTGCAAAAGTCATTGTCGTGTCTCCTTGCTAGTGGGGCGGGATGGCCCGCCCCTCGTCGTCATTCAATTTACGACTCGGCGACCGCGATCATCAGCAGCCCGCTCACGTTAGCCGCAGCGTCGGGCGCAAACGTGTAAGTCAGCGTGCCACCTACCGCAGCCGCATTCAGCACGTCGTTATGGCCACGCAGCACGATCTGATGCCCAGCCGCCGTGCTGTTGTCATTGATCGCCTCGGTGAGTTGCGTGCCGATGTTGTCGAACAGGCAGTCCTCAAACCACGTCACCCAGGGAACAGTCACGATGTCGGCGTCCACCAGCACGTGGACGTGATCGGCGCTTCCCGACCAACTCAGGAACTCGCACTGGACGAACTTGTTGCGCGAGACAGCCGTCGCGCCATGCAACCACAGTCCGTAGCTCGCGGCAGCGCGAGCATTGGTGAACTGGCCGATAGTGCTACGCTTGAACACGTTCTCAGAACCGCTCATCTTGAGCGAGTACGACGCGGCGTCAGTCGCCACCGGCGACATGAAGAACACGTTCTCAAAGTAGTTGCGGCTGCCAGTCACGATAGCCACGCCAGACGCGGCGCCAGCGGCCTTCTCGTTATAGAACTGGATGTTCTTGACGATGCAGCCGTTGCTAGAGAAGGTGATTACGGGGCTGATGGCCGCCGTAGCCTGTGCTACTACGCGGCAGCGCTGGCCCAGGCCATACACGTCTGAACCGAGGCCGACCAGATGGGTATAGTCCTTGTCCCAAGCGATGGCCGCGGTCGGGTTGTCGGCAGTGTCGCCAGACAGGAACAGTACCGTGTCGTGGCGGTCGCCTACGCACAGGTCTTCCGCGGCAGTTAGCGTTTTCAGCGGCGCCTGCCAGCTCGTGCCGGGGTTATCGTCCGATCCGTTCACCGTGTCAACGAGATACACCTGAGATTTGGGGCCCCGCGGAATACCCAGCGAGGCCGCGTATTCGTTCAGATTCCTTGGAAACAGGCCCATGTTGCGCTCCTCCTACGCGGTCAGCGTCGCGAACGCGCAGCGGGTCAGCGCCGTGGCGTTCATCTGATTGATCGGGTTGGGCAGCGCAAACCCCAGGCGCATCACCGCACGCAGCGCCACCATATCCTGCTGCGCCAGGTTATAGATGATATTGCCCGCAGCGTCCTGAATGACGGCCTGATCGAGCAGCTTGTAGGTCATATCCTGGCGGATAGACCAGACGAGTTGCGACCAATCGCCAGAGATCATCAGGCTAGACGAGGCGTTAATGCTGCCATCCAGCGGGAAGTACACCGGCGCGCCGTCCAACTGATACGACGCGCGCTCTTGCATGGTGTTCACAAAAAGGGGCTGCCCATTGCTGTCGCGCACGTTGCGCAGTTTGCCGCGCATAGAGGTGTGCGCGACGTGGCCCGTAGCCATGTATCCGTCAGCCTCCAACAGCATCAGCACGCCGTCAGCGCCAGCGGCGGTCTCGCTCATGATGGCCTCGTACATGTCGGTATAGGCCGCAGCCGAGATGGTGTGCGAGGCTGCCGTGCAGCGCGCCACCAAGCCCGCGGCGCCCATGTTGGTCGTCCAGGTGGCGGGGATGTTGGTGCCATAGAACACGGCCTGCACGATGGTCTTGTTGAACGCCTCAACGAGCGCCGGGCGCACCTGCCCCCAGATGTCGTAATCGGCGTCGTCCAACACGCTCTGGGCGATAGGCACGATGGCCGCAACCTCAGCAGCATCAACATACTTGTTTTCCCAAGACATGTCGGTGGACTGCTTCAG